GCTGAGAACCGTTAATGAACCTAAGAAAAAACCGGTTATGATGTCGTCTTCAATGGTAAGTTTTTTTTCGCGGTTTTCTTCTAATTCAAACTTCTCCGCAAGCAAGCTTGCTCCGAAATTAGGAGATTTTTCTCCGCTATCGCTACGGAAAAATCCTCCAAACGTTCTGTATCCTGGATAAACCCCATAATTATAAAATAACCCATATCCACCGCTTCCACCCCCACCTCCATTATAATAACCATGACCGCCATGACCACCGTGACCACCATGACCACCGTGACCACCATGACCACCATGACCACCATGACCACCGTCGCCCAAAAATCCCTCATTGGTAGATGCGAATATAGACGGACTCTTTTTTTTCAAAATATTGTATTCATTGGTAGAAATATATCCTTTTTCAGTGTCACCATTGATGTTTTTTATTAAATTTACCGAAATACAATTATTATCATTCATATTTTTTGTTAGAATATCTGAAGCATTTTTAGAAAGGTCTTTAGCATCTTGTAATGTCTGATATCCTGAGAACATAATACCGTTTTTTGTGGTATCACCGTTCAAGTACGCCATACCATCTACTACAAACCATCTGTCTTGTACTTGTTGTGTATTGTCCATACACTGTATTCCCGTATTTTTCGTAAATTCGCGATTTCCTAAAGGAGCACCGTTATTCGTGATAGTAGTCGCACTAGAATTCCCCGTGAGCAATGCGTCGGCATATTTCTGATATCCATTCATATTTTTTGTCGAGTTTATTGTGTCCACATTGTTCGGTGAGGTAATTCCCATGTCTTGTAAGTTTTTAATGAATCCGACTTTTAAGGAACCATCTAGTACCTTATCTCTATTCTCAGAAAAATTTGTATTTACATCGTTCCAATTAATCTTATTTACATCAGAAATATTCAATGAACTTATTTGATTAATAGATGTCATAATAATAATACTACTTTCACTTATATTATACTTTCATATTTTTACGTTGACTTCGCATTCATCGCCAAATTTCCCCAAGAATTCACAATGTCACCTGACTTTGATTCTTGTATTTTATTGATTGCGATATCTTGAAGCATCACTATTCCCGAAATATGTTTCAATTGGTACCCCATATACATGGAATTCGCATCACTTGTAGATAAAGGTGGCTTACATTTGGTAAAATTGGGGTCCTTAAAATTATTCGTTAAATCAGTGATATCCTGTGTTCTCATGCTTATTTGCGAATTTAACATTTCACGTTTGGTATCGAGAGCTGGTGGTGCAGGAGCTGGTGGTAATAAAGCGAGTTTAGCGTTTAAATCAGCCAAATCAGCATTCATGAGGTCTAACGAGCAGTCGCGTGGTGAAAAAGGGTATGTACTTAAATTATCTAATTTGGTTTTTTTATCGTTCAAAAGAGAACCGTCCGTTAATCCAGCCAAATCGGGACTCGGTACATAAGAAGGATACAATGAAAGTATTTCTGTGTCATGTTTTTTTATAACTCCCAATATTTTTGTGATATTCTCCTGATTCTTTGTCGCGTCGGGGTTCATAGATAAATCGTTGCTTGTGAATTTCGAATCCAATAAATGTAGTTTCATATCGTGACTTGTGACATTGTTGACAATTTCTATCATGATAGCTGATAATTCTGAACCTGATAGTGGTTTGACATCTATGTTATTCGAATTGAACATAGTCATTGATGCCTTATCCGGCATTGTCATTCCTTCAAATATCTTATGAGATCCCAACCTAACTCCAAAGAAGTTGTTTGAACCATACAATGATACACACAAAATAAAGAGGATCAACAATATGACAATATAGAAAAAATATTTCTTAATGAACTTCCGCATATAAATTACTACGAGAAATAATATACACCCTTGAACATTACCGATAAATTATTTATTTTTGATTTCATTAACACCTAGAAAAGAAGTAAATGGAATAACACCCTCAACAGATAAATTATAACTTTCTATATATGGAATATTATTTTTTATTATAAATTTCAAATACAACAGTGAAATGAAAAAAAAACCTATAAATGTGACAGATGATATGAGTAAATCCTCACTATTTGATTGACCTGCACTAAATGCCATTCCGGTAGGAATAAGTAAGATGATTCCTATTAATAAGCATAGAATTAAGAAAATTTGCTGATATAAATTTGTCCCTGAAATAGTGATTGATTTAAAATATAATACGGGAAATCCGAATATAAATATTATTAATGCGATTAATGTCCAAGCCACGCCTAGGGTTATTTTTATTATTGTAGTAGGATCACCCATATTTGAACCAGATGTCACCGAATAAACAGGAATTTCCTGGGAATAATCCAGATCCACATTATCACATTCCATCCACGAAGTAGTTGCGTTTGAATTGGTATCTACTTTGAACCCTTCACGATAATCAGAACCTAATTTACTTACCGATTTATTGAATGTTTTACACTGAGAAACAATGGGGTTTGATACCAACCCAATTTTACTCGCAGGAATAATCTCATACCTGGATGTTTCCAAAAAAGGTTTCTGTATGTCTTTGATGTTTCCTTGAGAAAATCCGGTAAAATGGGATTGAACCGCTATCGCTGTTTTAAAAATCAGTACAATCGCCCCCTTGGTTTCGTAGTAATAACAATCACTATTTGCTGGCAAAATACTGTTAATTTCGATCTCATCCATCGTTTTCGTATCCTGAATAAGTTCGTCAAGTACATTTGGAGAACCATAGGTACCTTCGTAATGGTTGGTTATCAACGGAACACATACATATAATTTTTTACCCCCATTGGTGATAGCATCATGTTCAATGACCAATTCGCCAGTACAAGGATTCGCATCTATAAACTCCTCCTCGCTATTGCGAAGCGAAGCTACCTTTGGAGTTAGGTTGGGACTAGTCACATTATTTATATTGCTAAAAATATATACATTTTTGGAAACAAATCCTCTTTTCTGTGATTTTTTAACGATAAAAATATTAGGCTGGTTTTCTTTTCCTATCACCGAATATTGAACGTTTCCCGAAAAAATACTGTTTATCTTTTGTGAAGGTAATTTGGGGAAATCATACCATATTTCTTTGTTCATCGTATATTTGTAATATACAATGAGCACATATTTTTACTGAATGATGATTGTGGGTCGGAATATTTCTCTGGCAAAACTGTCAGACATATATGACATACAGCTCATTGGATCCGTACACATAATCTGTGGTTTTGCGAGACCAAGTATTTTCTCAAGTGCTTTTTTGGATTCGTCTGTCATTGTCGTATTTACCAACATTTCTTGTAATTTTTCGGGAGACGTGTTTTCCAAAGACAATTCGTATTCTTTTTCGTAATCTTCTTTGTTTTCGGTATCTTCAGTGATATTTATTTTTACTTCACTCAATTCAATCTTACGCTGATTTTCTGGTGTTACTTTTTCGTCAACGATATCGTCATCATATTTTACCGGTGATTCCTTCTTAAAAATTAGTTTTGTATTGGAATCTTTGAATAATTGATTTATATCATTCGACGCATTATAAGCCCTTTTCTTTAGTACGGGTGCATCGTGAAATATAGGTTTATTTGCTCCTCCCCTCTTTTTAGATGTTTCGTCCATGCCGTATTTTGGAGTATTTACCGGAATTTGCTTCATTATTTTTTTTAATATTTTATCTGCCTCAATAACCACTGTCTTCATAGAGGGTTTCTTTTGTGCTAATAATGATAGTTTTCGACCATCTTTGGAACTACATCCTTCTATATTAGAACCGTAAGCCCCACCTTTGGCTACGGTTTTTTGTTTATTTGGACTAAATTCCTTTGAAATTAAGTTGGGGCTGGGATTATCCAAAACTATTTTCGGAATATATGTGTTATCAATCGATTTTTGAATAGAAGCCGAGTATGTTTCTTTGGGTTTTTCTGTTAATTCATAGCCAATATCAGGTGCGGTCTCTAATGGTGATGGTTCCATCGTTTGCGTTCCTTGAAAATGTGTCGAATCGTCCTTGAAGATTAATCGTTCTTCTTCCTCAATATCCTCTTGTGGTGCTGAAATGGTGATGATGTCAGGATAATATTTATTCATAGATAATGACGTATCAGTGATTAATTTTGTAATAAAATTTTGGTATGATTCAGTATTTATAATAGAATTTTTAGAATTATTGATAGGAGAATTTTTAGGATTATTGATAGGAGAATTTTTAGAATTATTGATAGGAGAATTTTTAGGATTATTGATAGGAGAATTTGTATGAATATCAATCTTTTGTATTTTTTCTACAGTGGACAAAATAGTATTTGATAGTTTTATCAAATCATTTACTGAAATAGGGTTGTATCCGGTGATAGGGGTGATAGGGGTGATAGGGGTGAGAATATCAATCTTTTGTATTTTTCCTACAGTGGACAAAATAGTATTTGATAGTTTTATCAAATCATTTACTGAAAGAGGGTTGTATTCTATGGTAGGTGGCGGGGGTATATCAATCTTTTGTATTTTTCCTATAGTGGACAAAATAGTATTTGATAGTTTTATCAAATCACTTACTGAAAGAGGGTTGTATTCTATGGTAGGTGGCGGGAGTATATCAATCTTTTGTATTTTTCCTACAGTGGACAAAATAGTATTTGATAGTTTTATCAAATCACTTACTGAAAGAGGGTTGTATTCTATGGTAGGTGGCGGGAGTATATCAATCTTTTGTATTTTTCCTACAGTGGACAAAATAGTATTTGATAGTTTTATCAAATCACTTACTGAAAGAGGGTTGTATCCTGTGGTAGGATTGTCAATTAACAACTCCGGACTTTGTTCTTCGTTGTTAGGAGATGCTCCAGATGGATCTTCTCCGTTGAGAATGCTGTCTAGTGGATCATCTTTCACGTTGTCTTCTTGTTTTATTTCATTATTTTTTCCTTCTTTCATTTCATTATTTTTTCCTTCTTTCATTTCATTATTTTTTCCTTCTTTCATTTCATTATTGTTTCCTTGTTGAACTTCGTCCTTGTTATCTGCCTCTATATTGACTGCTTCTTGGCTTTGAGTGATGATCTGATTATTTTTATTTTTGTCTCCTTCTTTGTCTGATAATGAATCTAATGCTTCTTCTACATTTATGACAGGTGCTCCTTCTTTTGTTTTATTTTCGCTCTGTGGCACAATTTTCTTCTGTAATTTTGATTTTGGTAATGGATATTCGGCGGTGTCGTCATAGTTGGAATCAAAATCTTGGACAAGTTTAATATTGTATTTCAGGGCTCGTTCATTGACACGAGTTAATATTTCTTTTAATTTTTGCAAATGTTCTTGGTCTTGGGAAATACTCATAATAATTTATTTATATAATGAACCCGCCTGATACAATATATAATAATACCATACTATATTATATATCCGTCTATTTCGCTTCTTATCGGGTCTAAAAATCAGGTGATCGACCTTCGTTGTTATAATATTTTCCGCCAGCGGAAATTGGAGGTACAACCCTTGCTAGTAGAATTTTGACCTACAGAACCGGAATATAACTGAATGTCGCGTTCTCGTAAACAGTCGCCTGAAACCCGTGATTGTATCCTTGAACATACACCATATCACCATCCATGATTTCGTCACACCCATATTCAGACGAACAATTACGTCCACGTATTTTAATAGGCAATTTGGTATTCACCACACCCGTATTTGACATCGTATAATATTGCCATTTATCGCGTCCAGACAAACTACGACGCCCCATCAAGGGTAAAATTAGACGATTTTCCGAACCTTCCCAACCGTCATCGGGTATATCGTCGGAGAACATTTTCCTTTTACTAAACTTGTTGGAACCGCCGGCGGATTTTGTTAAGATACCTATTTGACTGTAATCACTACGTATACCGCGGGTTTCTACATTCACCGGTAAATAGCCGCCACCTGAGGAGGAGTTCGAACGAATATTATATGTTGGAGTAATGGGTACTTCTATTGGCGAAATAATAGGTGGTAGGCCACGCACGTCTCCCGAAGTTTTCTCCCATATATATCCGTCCATTTTTACCGGAGGTATATAAGGGTCATTTAATACATCCAAACGCGTCGAAATACCACCAATATTTCCCAACCTAACTTCAGAGAAGTTTGAAATGCCTGTCGCAGGCATTCCGACAATTATTCGCTTATTTTCGTGATTATCGAACCAATATCGATAGGCCAAATAGAGCATAAATACCACAATTAACACAGCAAAAATAAGACTAATAATGTCAATATTCACGGTTCCTGGGGGGTATTTGATTGGTCTGGTGTATTTTGGTTTGTATGTAGCCATTCTCTATATACAAACAAACGAAAAGTTCTTTAATTTTCTTTGCTAAAAGTCGACGGAATCCGCGTTATTATCATAAGTATAACTAGTATCTACCATATTATCGTTATAACCACTGTAATCAGCTTGTCCGGGTTGTATTGTTTTTGCCGCTTGAATTTGTGCTTCCACAGATTCCTGTGCGGTTTTTGCTGCTTGTGCTACCCGTGCCGCTTGTGCTGCTTGTATCGCATTTGCTTTTTCTTCCGCATCAATGGTGTCCGGAAAATCTACAAATTCTGATGCGTCTGTTGTGGGTTCCGGAGGTAGTGCCAAATCCGCATCGGATAAATCGGTGCCTCCCGCAATAGGAATATCTTCAATGTCCGACGATATGACAGCACCATTGTTTGCTTGTTCATCACTGTCGTCGTTCGGAATACTTCCAGATTGTTCTACACCGTTTGGTGATATCAAACTAACTAGGTCCATGGCTTCAGCCCATATAGCTTTGATGTCAAATCCTTGGGGTTTTTTAAAGGTGTCCAACAATTCTTTTTTGTATTCCAACAATCCTTGTTGTACGTGTCGAGCCATGTCGATTGGACTCGGGGGTAGGAATATTTCTTTCATTAAATTCATCATACCTTTCTTGGTAAAAAGACCTCCACCAGCAGAATAAGGAAATGGGGGCAAATGAGGTACAAAACATTTGTTGCGTATGTAATCTGAGTAATAGAAAATATGGAATCCCATGACTCCGTTAAAAAAACAATCAAAATCTTTGACCAAACCGAAAAAATTCTTTTCCATGGATTGTAGACAGAAAAACCACACAAAAAATTCCATGGGAAGATACAAAATCCAGCCAATGATTTCTAAAGCATACCAAATAAAACAACTCTTTAAATTTGCGATGCGTCTTATAATAATGGCGACGGTTTTCATTGCCCACCTACCAATTTTACTAAAGATGCGTGACAAAATATAACCATATTTCAATATACGACGAGTCGTCTTTACCTCTTTGATTTTGGCCTTGTAATCCTTGATTAATTCTTTTTTTTTGTCCATTATCTTTTCTTTCAGTTTGTTGACACGGGCAACCATCTTGTCTTTGTAAGAAATAGTTTGTTGACGTATGGCGGTTTTCGCATGACTAGCTGCTGCGGAGGCTTGTTGCGAAACCTTTGTTGCGACATCCATAGCTACTTTTGCGCCAAACGTGGCGCCTGTTTGGGCAATTCCAGCCGCTCCCATCACTGCGGTTTGGGCCATTCCAGCCGCTCCTGTAGCGGTAGTTTGAGCAAAAGTGACGGCGGGTGAAACGAAGGATGTGAAAATACCATACATATCGGACAAAAAATCACCTACCGCAAGACCAACAACAAGTGATTCTTTTGATTTACTTTTTTCATGTATGAAATAAAAAATGAGTATTAAAACAATAATACCTAAACCGCTAATTAATATTTTTTTTTCAAAATCATCCAATTTCATATTATATTATGACTTCTCCCTAATATAATATCCATGTAAAATTACGGGGGGCCTTGGTACCCGTAAATTATGGGCTCATGGACTGAAATTGCTGCATGAATGATTCGGCTTTTTTCAACAAAGGATTTAAATTATCCATGTTTTTGAGCAAAATTTGCTGTTTTTCCAACAAACTCTGGGTCTGGGCATTCAGTCCAGACAATTTGTCAGAAGGGTCTTCGTTTGAAATGCTGTTACTAGCAATAAGATTATTGGATTCATCTACTGGTTTAAAATTAGAAGTAGCAATGGAGGCTGGTGCTGGTGCTGGGGCTCTTGTCGGTGCTTTTGCTGGTCCTGGTGCTTTTGCTGGTGCCGGAGCTTTTACAGGTGCTCTTGTCGGTGCTGGTGCGGGTACCTTGCTAGTTCCGCTGTTCAAATACTTGTCAAAATCCGAATCCATAAATGATTCCTCGCCTTTTTCTTCATCGTATTCTTCCCCAGTGGTCATTCCCTCACGATTTTCTTCATCGTATTCTTCTTCTGTGGTCATTCCCTCATGATTTTCTTCATCGTATTCTTCCTCCATGGTCATTCCCTCCACACGCACATCGCGGCCAAAACGAATGATGTTGGTACACACCATGGCAATTGTCAAAATCACCATCATATTTTTACTAAAAAAGGACGTCAAATAACCAATCAAAATAAAGACCGCAATAAATCCAAATTCACCCGCCACTGAGAAAAACAGCAAATCAATAATCGATAAGAAAAAGATAAAATACAACAAAAACCGGCTGTTTAATATGGCATAGTAATTCAACTTCAACATTTTTGTTTGGGCCTTTGTCAACATATTTGCCATGTTCGAATACGCTATATACAATAGGTTACATTAAATTATGCTAAAATAGTCAAATAAAAACCGCATCATAACATGATAAACACTTTGTAAAAAAAACATAAAACGAACTTGATGATTAGATATAACTAAAATCTCCCGTTCCTATATATCATTTAGGAAACCATGTCGCACACCAACGATGAACCCATTTTGCGTGAATCCAATGATCGTTACACCATGTTCCCTCTCACTTATCCGGATATTTGGGCCATGTATAAAAAACAGGTTGATTGCTTCTGGCGTGCCGAGGAAATCGACCTTTCACGTGACTTGGGCGACTGGGCTAAATTAAATGACGACGAAAAATATTTTATTTCTATGACTCTGGCTTTTTTTGCCGGGTCAGACGGTATCGTTTCGGAGAACTTGGGCTCCCGTTTCATGGCCGATGTTCAGGTATCCGAAGCCCGAGCGTTTTATAGTTTCCAAATTGCCATGGAAAACATTCACAGTCACATGTATTCCGTTTTAATTGATACGTACATTCAGGATTCAGAGAAGCGCAACAAGTTGTTTCGAGCCATTGATAATTTTCCTTGTATCGCGAAAAAAGCCGTCTGGGCAAAGAAATGGATTGAAGACAACCGTTCCTCGTTTGCGGCGCGTTTGGTTGCATTTGCCTGTGTCGAGGGGATTTTCTTCAGTTCCAGTTTTGCGTCCATTTATTGGATCAAAAAACGTGGATTGATGCCCGGATTGACGCTCTCCAACGAATTCATTTCCCGTGACGAGGCTCTACACACCGAATTTGCCATTTTGCTCTACAGCAAATTGAAGAAGAAGCTCAACAAAAAACGTATTTTAGAGATCGTCAAGGAGGCCACCGAGATTGAGAAGGAATTCATCACAGAGGCGCTTCCTTGCCGCATGATTGGTATGAATGCGGGATTGATGACCCAATACATTGAATTTGTGGCGGACCGTCTCTGTCTCCAATTGGGTTACGACAAAATCTATGGTTCCCAGAATCCCTTTGATTTTATGGAATTGATTAGCTTGGAGACCAAGGTCAATTTCTTTGAGCGCACCAATTCGGAATATGCGTTGACAAACTGCAAGAAGGACGACAGTGTGTTTGAATTGTCGTGTGATTTTTAAGTTTTTTTTGTGTTATTACAGTAAAAAATGGCGCGAAAAAGCACAGTGTATTCCAGCTTTGTTTTTTTGACGAATGTTATTGTGGCATATATATACCAATACTACCTATATTCCGCCTTATTTGGCGCTTTGTTTGTGACGTCAATTGTTGTTCATGTAAACGAACCGAATATTTACACGAATATGTTGGATAAACTCGTTGTGTCTGCCGTAGTACTTTACGGTGGATATGTGTTTTTCGGGGAATATGTTGATTTATGCTGGACGGCGGTCATAGTTATAGCTACTTTTTTGGCAACCATATTTTTGTATGTGTACGGATTTTGCCACAACAAATATTGTTTCGCAGAAGATGTAGATATTGGCAACGCATACCATTCCTTATTACATTTAATCGCGTCATTTGGACACCATTTGATTGTATTGTGTTGACCAGAATAAAGGCTAAATACGCACACGCGGAAATTTCCACCCCAAATTGGAAGAAAGTGACAAATCGGTTGTATCTACCACTGGTTTGAATATACTTTGTCCGGTTCGTATGTTAGTGGGAATAGGACTACGACGAGGAGAATTCGTGAGTAAATCACTAAACGTTATATGATTAAAACTAGGACTATGTTTGATTGCCTGGTCATATGTGCGATAATAAGACACATTTTCTTTTCCCAAAACGAACATCATAATTCGAAACAACAAAATTTCTTCTTCGATTGAAAACGACGGATAATTGTACATGGAAGACAGGGTTTTCATTTGCCAACGCATGTATTTGTATGTTCCATTGGAATAGCTGTAATTGGGTTTGGAAGAGGCGATACGTAATCCAAACTTCTCCGGTGGCGAAGCCACCTTCGAAGTTAGTTGTTGAGGCGCTTCGCGCCTCTGACCATAATGTGATGTTTCCATCCGTATCTCTACTAGAATCCTGGTTGGATCTTTATATTCTACCATTTCTATGGGTTCGAAATCATGGGGTCGAAAATTATTATAATAATATATCATGTCTTGGATATTTTCTTTTGTTATTAAATCGATAGACGAAACCTTGATTGGCATCGTAATTTTGATTGGTTATAATAATATTATAATATTATAATATTATATTATTATTTGTATTTTTCTTCAATTTTATACTGATGCCGCATTATTTACGCTCTCAGCAACAGGTTTGAACGATGTTACCATGTAACTAATGGGTGCGCTTACACCGATAGGAGCCATTTGTGAGATAACTTCTTCTTCCACTGTGACCTCTTTGGGAGGATTCATGGCTGCCATATCGAGGTCTTTACGTATCTGGGTAGGTGTGTATTTGACTGTAACAACATTGGATCCTGGAGCTGTCATGACCAGTGTCGTGCTGCGGCGAATAAATTCATAGGCTACAAACAATGAGAGAATGCCTAAGACAGGATTCGTGTAGAAAAAGACGCAGAGAGTAACCAGCAATACGATTACGATACCAAATGGAGAACTAATGAAGGGCATTAAAAATGAGGGTGTTTGTACTTGGAACACCAGATAAATAACAAACAGAACAAACACCAGTATTTCTAAAGTGGTTATTTTTTTGAAATTGAAATTTTCGAGTAATTTCTTTGCCATTTGTCTAGACTATAGTATAATAATATACTATATAATGGCTGAAATCATCAAAATTAAAAGGAAATATATTCGAAAAAATACTGAAAAAAAACCTGAGAATGTAGCACCTAAACGCAAATATACCCGAAAACAAAAACCAGCTTCACCTATTGTTCAAAAACCAGCTTCACCTATTGTTCAAAAACCAGCTTCACCTATTGTTCAAAAACCAGCTTCACCTATTGTTCAAAAAACGAAACGCAAATATACCCGCAAAATCAAACCAGAAGGTGAACCTCATGAAATAAAGCCCAAACGTTCCTATGTAAGGAAGACAAAAAAGGAAACAATACAAGAAAAAAACATAAATATTTCCCCACCTATAGTACAAGTAGCAGAAATATCCATGCCTAAAGAAGCTGGTCCCAACCTCACCCCATTTGGAGAAAAATCTACTATCAACAAAGGACAAAGTCCGGAGCTGTTTGAACTAGAAAGCATTGTCAACGACGGAGCTTTCGGTTCTGAATCTAGAGAACGACGTTCAAAGGATTCTGATAAAAACATGAAACCCCAATTCATACAAATGTTGAAAGATTTAGCTTATATCATGCGCACACGCAAAGAATTTATGCGTGCTAAAGCTTACGATAATGCGCGCGAAACCATCGAAACAATTGATGGACCTATTACCGACCCGAAACAATTGGAAGGAAAACCCGGCATTGGTAAAACCATCCTGGAAAAAATGGGTGTATTTATCGCCACAGGTTCTCTCAAAATATTGGACGAAGAAAAAGACGCCCTCCATAAAAAACGCACCATGGATGTGTTCTCCGAAATATACGGTGTTGGTGAAAAGAAGGCCTCGGATATTGTCGACAAAGGTATCACCACCTTGGCTCAATTGGAAGCCCAACAAGCACAGGTTCTCAATGACAAACAACGCATTGGTCTGAAATACTATCGCGACATTTTGGAACGCATTCCCCGCAGCGAAATCGAAGACTACGAAAAGTCGTTTTTGACCTCAGCCGCATCCCTAAAAAACATCCGTCTCCAAATTGTGGGCAGTTACCGCCGCCAGATGCCCGATTCCGGCGACATTGATGTCATTTTGACTTCAGAAGAACCCAAAGATTTTGTGGCTTTTGTGGATATCATGCTGAAGGAAAACATCATTATCGAAGTGTTGTCACGCGGTCCGTCTAAATGTTTGGTCATCACCAAATTGCCGTGGGCGCAACATGCGCGTCGTGTGGATTTTCTCTACACGTCTCCCAAAGAATATCCGTTTGCGGTCTTGTATTTTACCGGCAGTAAGGGGTTCAACACGGTCATGCGTGAACGCGCTTTGACCATGGGCCTCACCATGAACGAGCACGGGTTCTCCCGAATAGAGGGAAAGAAAAAGGGAGAACCTGTGACCGATGTGTTTACCACTGAAAAAGACATTTTTGATTATTTGAATATGGAATACAAGGAACCACAAGAGCGTTTGGACGGAAAAGCCGTAATAACGCGTGTTACAAACTCCTCCGGTAGCAAAGCTACCTCTGGAGTTAGGTTGGGACCAAACTCCTCCGGTAGCGAGGAGGAGTTCAAGAATACGGTAGAACCACCTAAGAAGAAACGGATAACAAAAAAAAAGAAGGTTACAGAAAATATAGTAAGAGAACCTGTCCCTAATTCACCACCAAAAACACCTGGAAATGAGGTAAAAAAAGAAGAAAAACCACAGGTTCTCCAAAGTCCTCCACAAGCGAAGCTTGTTTCGGACTTAGTTGTTGAACCACCAAGGAATTCGCAAAGCGAATTCCAGGTTGACGCCGAAGGCGTCCGACTACGTGGCTCTGACCAAAAAAAAAAAATAAAGGTCGTAGAAAAACTGAAACCCAAAGAACCTGAAATACAAGATGATGATTCCAAACAATCGTGTAAAGTAATGAAGAAGTCCGCCATGGAGAACATTGCCCAATTCAAACAACAAGGCATCAAAACATTGGATTCCTTGACCGAGACCCAACTAGCAGCCATGTTGGATGCCGCTAACAATGCCTTTCATTGTATAGGAGAACCTTTGATGACAGACGGTGAATACGACATTTTACATGAATATTTGGAGAACAAATACCCCAAAAACATGGTTCTCCAAGAAGTCGGTGCCGTCGTAGAAAAAAACAAGGCCAAATTGCCCTATGAAATGTGGTCTATGGACAAAATTAAACCGGATTCAGGTACACTCGATAAATGGAAACAAAAATACGCGGGGCCCTACGTAATTTCGTGTAAATTGGACGGTGTATCGGGGCTGTATACTACCGAAGGTTCCGAGTCCAAATTGTATACCCGCGGTGACGGGAAGGTGGGTCAAGACGTTTCCTATTTGATTCCTTACCTCCGACTGCCCAAAGAGAAGGACATTGTCATTCGCGGGGAATTCATCATCAAGCGCCAAATCTTTGACACAAAATACAAAGAAAAATTCGCCAATCCCCGTAATTTGGTGGCAGGTATTGCCAATTCGAAAACAGTAGACGACAAAATTCGCGATGTAGATTTTGTGGCGTATGAGGTCATCCGACCGGAGAACCTGACACCCTCGCAACAAATGACCAAATTGGCCAGTTTTGGTGGTATGTTAGGAGGACTCATGGGCACCGGACTCATAGCGGTTCAAAACAAGACGGAGGCTGTGATTACTAACGAAACTTTATCGGAAACGCTTCAAGAGTGGCGTAAATCCAGTGTGTATGAAATTGACGGTATTATCATTTCGGATGATCATATACATCCGAGAACAACGGGCAATCCCGAACACAGTTTCGCCTTCAAAATGGTTCTCTCCGACCAGATGGCGGAGACCCACGTGGTGGACGTGATTTGGGAAATATCCAAGGACGGATATTTGAAACCTCGTGTTCGAGTCATGCCAGTACATCTTGGTGGCGTTACAATTGAATATGCCACCGGTTTCAACGCTAATTTCATTGAGAAAAACAAAATTGGGGTGGGTGCGGTGATACAAATTATCCGGTCAGGTGACGTGATCCCTCATATCCAATCGGTCACGACACCGGCCGAATCACCAAAGATGCCGGAAGAAGCTTACCATTGGAATGACACGCATGTGGATATTGTGTTGGACAACGTTAGTGAAAATGCGACGGTTCAAGAAAAACAAATTGCGGCTTTTTTCAAGGGAATTGAGGTAGATGGATTAGGGCCGGGTAATGTGAAGAAAATCATCAAGGCTGGCTACGATTCGGTGCCTAAGATTTTACGTATGAGTGAGGCCGATTTGTTGAAAGTAGAAGGATTCCAACAAAAAACGGCCAAGAAATTGTTTGATGGTATTCACAGTAAGATTGATGAGTCGTCGTTGACGACGTTGATGAGGGCATCACAACAATTTGGCCGCGGATTTGGCCAAGAGGTGGTGGAACTTATCATGACAAAATATCCCGAGGTTCTCCAAGAACGTAAGGTGGACAAATTGGTAGCGATTCCCGGTATCGGACAGAAGACAGCGGAACGTTTTGTAGAACATATCCCCCAATTCATGGATTTTGTGAAGGAGTGTGGTCTGGAAGACAAGATTCAACAAAAAATTC